TGATTTTAACTGGGGTTTTTCGCTTTGGGTTTGCGATTTTTCTCCAGAGGTATTCCCATTTTCTTTTTTTTCATAATTTACCCCTTGGAAAGCATCTATCTCCTTGAATAGGTAATCCCCGAGTTCTACTGGCAGGTCTCTGATAACTTCCATCTTTTGATGATTGAAAGGGGCAGACACTATTGATTTTTGTATTGTCAGTTCCTGCATCCTGAAGTTATCTACACTTACGTGCGGTTCTTTTCCTATTAACTTTGTTTGGATACTTTCTCGTAATATACTATTTCTTTCGCCCCAAGTGAGCTTACGTATAGTTACGGATTCCTTATTACCGTGGTAGGTTATCTCTAATTTTTTATCCATCTTTATCTCCTGTCCATCACTTTATGTGATTGTGACTGCGAGTTTAAGGTTCTGTACTGGTGTTGTTTGTCCATACACAGCTTGTTAAACTTCTTCCAGTGATTGTGATATCTTCTGTTGCAATTTCTCCTGGTGAAACTGTCTGAGTTTCTGTGTTTGGAAATACTGTTGCTGATGCGAGAGTAAATACTAAGCTTCTAAGAGCTGTGCTTGCTTCGCCATTTGTAATTGTTAATACAGTTGTTCCTGCTGGTTCTGGGACTACAGTTGTATCTGGGCTTCCGTCTTGTCCATAGAAGTCATCCAAAGCATCTGTAACATCCTCAAACGGCATTGTTATAGACATATCTAATGTCCTCATTCCGTAATATCGGTATGCTGCTAATCTGCTTCCCAATCCATGCGCCATTGTCATATTTCTATTTAATGTAACTACACAGTTTGTTATTGGAGTTACAGAACTTCCAAATAAAGACAAACTTGCCTGAGCCGAGTTGAATGGTTCTTCTGTACTTGCGACTTGAGATTCGTATGAACCCCCTGTTTCTCTTTCTGTTTTATATGAGCCTTCCAAACTTGCTGAAACGACTTCTCCTGCGTTTACGTTAATTGTTGCACTTCCTAATTGGCAACCGATTAGTTCTTGCAGTGAATCTGTTGCTCCAAGTTCAAGACTATATGCTGCTGAAAAACTATCTGGGGTATCCTGATAAGTATAGTCATAAGTATATGGTCCGCTTCCTGCTTTTGCTGGGTCTCCTATAATTCCCCTTAGCCACCACCAATCTCTTGGAATGATGTCCATATTGAATGTCCCAACAAAGTTTCCTGATGTTTGTGCTGCTGGGTCTTGGTCTCCAAGTCCGTCTACTTGTATCTTTGAGTTATCTCGGTTGATTGTAAATGCCTGAATATCTCCAAAAGATTTATCTGTAGTTGCTTGTACTGTTCCCCATGCGGTTTCCCAACCGTAGTTTACACTTGTTTCTGCACTACTTGCTACCATGTTTCTTTACCTCCTTTTTAATTGTCTTTACTCCGCCAAGTTTCTTTAGCTCTGCGATTATTACTGGCTTTAAAGCATAGAACTCTGTGAGTGATTTTTCTTTTTCTATTGTTTTTATGAAATCTGTTATTTCTTTCATTATTATTTCCTCCTTATACCGTCTCAAAATTGAAGTCTGCAAACAAATCAATGTTTCTCTGCAGAATTTTATCCTCCCTTGATGGCGTGTTTAAGACTGGTCCTAAGACTTTCGGGTGAATAAGTGTGAGAGTGTAAAAGTTTTTCTTATTATCTAAAATAGCTTGCTGGGTATCGCTAATCATGTCCTCTAATTCAGTAACGCCTTCTGAATAGCAGTAAACTGAAATATTGTAAGAATGTCTGCTTGTAGTTGCCCCAAGAGCAAGCTCATCCATATTGCCTCCTGGAATATCAACTGCTATACGAGGGAATGAACTGAGCTTTAAATAAGGTTGTGGGAAGTCTGGGTAGATTCTATCTGTGCTTCCCTGGTCGTAGTTTATGGTATATGCCCCAGTTTGAGGAGAAACAAAAGTAATAACACCAGTGTCATAATTAACACTATAATCAGTTCCAAGCGCAAGGGGACTTGCAGCCACCGTAATATCTCGAACATTTTTTACTAAAGTTGGGTTTGTTGCTAATGTGTGAGTTGAGTCTGCTGAGAATGTTCCTGTATCGGTTGAGGTAGTTACGCCTCTATCTGATATTGATATTATATCCTGATTTCTCAGAAATACAACTAACTCTTCTTTTATTGCGAATATATCTTGCGTCATGTTGGTTCTCCTGAACCTTAATCCTTACTCTTGCGAGTCAAGGCGCACCATCATTCCGAATAAGCGACCTGCGATGCAGATAAGCATCTTATTCAGTCAGGCAAGTTCATCTTTGAGATTGTTTTATTTAACTTGTTGGCTACCTAAAGGCTGCTGCTAAGTTTTTTTTCAGTATACTAAGTAATTTATTATTGAAGAATGGTCTTATGAAGGGTTGCGGTCTTGTGCCACGCTTCTCTATTGCCTTTGCTATCGCCCACGCAGCATCTTCAGGAACTCCCACTGTTTTACACCATTCTCTAATTTCCTCTACTGGTGGGAAATGGGGCGGGGTGCCATATTCTACATACTTAGCATATTCAGGCATTGTGAAGGATAATTTGAATCCAATTAAATTATAATCAATATGGTCTTTTAGAAAACCACTTGCATCTGGAGCTGTACCTTGCATTATCTCAACCCCATCTACGCCTACCCCTTCAAGAGCAGCTTTCACTTTTTCATTTATTTCATCTGTTAAATTAGCCATCTTCGTATAAGAATAAATTTGCATACCAAGCGATTGTATTTGTTTCATCTGGCGTTGCGTGCAAATCTCTAATATAAAATTTATCAGAGTCTACTGTAATCAGGTCTCCTTCTGCTAAAGTTGTAGCTGGGGCGACCATAATATAAGCATCTCCGCCCTCTATTTGACCATCTTTGTCAAACATCCAGTCTACTGCTGGGCGAACAACTACTGCTTTAATTGTTGCAGGTGTTCCCTCTGTCCAGCTCTCCCTCCCAGTAATGTTATCTATTCCTTGAGTTCTTGGTATGCGAGTAACGTCTCTGCCCCAATCATCTAAAGGGAAGGCTGAGAAGTCTGTCGAACTTACTCCTGGTGGAAATGCCATGTTAAATCACCACATTTGTGGATATTTTATGAGATACTTCATACCTTTATCCACTTGTTTTTCAAGTCTTGTTAATGCTTCTCTTATGTTAGTATATGGTTCTCCCTTGCTTGCTGTTAAGTGTGGAATTGAATAACTTGTTACGTCATTGTATGTTCCACCAATTTGCTGAATTAAGCATTGGAGTGCTGCCAGTGAAGCAGTTAGTCTTTTGATTTCACGTGGAACTGGATAAACTCCATATACCCATGTAACGCTTACACATTGCGGATATTGGTCTGTAAAGTATGAAACTTCTGGGCTTAGCTGAGCTTGTAGTCTCAAATATCCTTCTTTTTCGTATGTGTAAACTTTAGCTGGTGTTACTGTTGTTCCTGCTACTTCGAGTGCTTCAAGACTTTTTATTGGGTATGGAAATAGCTGAAATTCACTTGTACTGTTTCCATCATAGTCTTCATCTACGATGCAATCGGGTATAATTCTGTATTTGCTTGTGCTATCAGGAGCTGTTGTAACTGTCTCAATCGTGAGAGTATCTGTGGTGTTTGAACTGATGTTAGCATATTGACCACTTCCCGTTCCAGAATATATCCAAAGTACATAGTTAGCGTATTCGTCGGTTGTCCAAGATTTATCAGTGTCTGTAAGACTTGTTGTTGTTCCGCTTTCTGCTGTTCCTGTATCTTCTTCATTGTGGTATGTAGTGTGAGTGATTAGGTCTACTTCAGTTGAAGCTGATTTGATAGCTTCGAGTATTTGTGCTTGAGTAACGTTTGTTTCTCCTGCAGTGACACCCATAGCTCTCTCTACATCAGATTGACTGCAGTATGACCTATCGACTATTCTTAGAGTTGTCATTTAACCTCCTTAGCTGTTGTGGACTATAAACGCAACTGCTTTTGAGCTTCCGAGAGGGTGTATATCTAAGGCATGAATTGTTTTAGAGTCGTCCACTGTTTCAAGATAGTCAGTTACCTCTTTTGCAATGTATCCTGCTACTGAGTCAGCATCTATATTCAAATTGCTGACAATAACCTTAGTAGTTACATTATAGTTTGCCATTTTACTCTTCTACCTTCTTGGCTTTCTTCTCTTTCTTTTCTTTTTTCTTCTTTGCTGGTGCTTCTACTGGTGGCATTTTAGGTTTCTCTTCAACTTCTTCCTTTACTTCTGCTTTTTCGTTCTTCCAGTAGCTTCTTCCATCTTTATCAATTAATACGGGCATTATTTTTTTCCTCCTAATTTTTTTAAGATTGATTTCTTTTCTTTTTCAATAGGTTTCGGTGTTGGTGCTTCGCTTACTTCTGTGAATAGATGTCCTTTTAATTCATCAACTTTCTTTGCATCTTTTGTACTGAAATTTTTTATCGTTGGCATTATTATCCTCCTTTGTTGGTAAGAGGGGGAGTTGCAACTCCCCGCTCTCTAAGTAGTTTAAGCTGGTTGAGTTGAGTACGCTGGAACGTAGTAAGGTGTGCCTGCTACATCGATTGTGATGTATGCGTCAGGGTCTGATGCTACAACAGTGTTTGTAAATGTTCCTGCTGTACAAGCGTTAGTTCCATCTGAGTTCTCGAAGTCAAAGGCATTTGTGACATTTCCATTAAAGGAAAGTCCATTTGTCCATGTTCCGAGGTCGCTATCCACGAATAGGGCAAACTCTCTGGTCAGGTTGTACTGAGCAGTAAGTTTTAATCCATAGTGGTTTCCAGTTGTGTTTACGGTAGACTGGTCGTGGATTCGGATACCGATTGAGTCTCCACTAACTGCAGCAGTGTTCTTTACGTTGAACTCACCACAAGTAGTTGAGGCTATTCCACCTCCGTCGTTTTCTACTGTAAGTAGAAGTCCGTTAAGCCAAGATTCTGTTCCAGAGTCTCGGCATCTGGCGTTTACGTCCATACCTCGAGTTCCGCCGTTTGCACCGCTGACTGCTCTGTTCTTTGCTGTGATTTTCAAAGCACAATCAGGGTTGCCGTCCCAAGTTGCAAGAGCTGAAGTTGCTTCTCTGTCAAGGTCAATGTTAATTGCTCCTTGTCTTGCTCCTGCTGCTGTGTCTGTTGGGTTTGCGGAAACTTCTACTGGCTTCATGTTCTGAGTCATTGCTGTCTGAGTAAATGTTGCCAGTCCCGTTACTGCCAAAGTGTCAGTTGTTGCGTTTCCAAAAGTGAAATCACCTTCAACTGTCAAATCGCTGGTAAGGGTTAGATTTGCGTCCCAAGTATAGTCTCCTCTTGAATAAGGAGGGGCTGCTACACCATGCTTTATGTTTCCCGAAGAATCGGTGAGTCTAAGTCCTTGTCCCATTTTAGTGACCCCCCTATTCTCCGATACAAACGATTGTTCGTGCCTCGTTGTCAGTTGAACCCTGTAAGGTTATGGTTGTGCCATAAACTGTAGTGTCCAAGGTTGTTCCATCTGATGCTCCAGAATGGATGTTAAACTGTCCATTTCGGAAAAGACTTGATACATCGATTGTATCACCGTCGTCAGCTGTTGCTGGGGTGACGATTTTTACGAACTTAAATGCTCCAACATCCCAGTTGGAAACAGTGCAGTCCGCTATTAATATTGCTGCCATTTTTTATTCCTCCTTATGCTATCTCGGTGACTGAACTGCAGAATGCTGTGTTCTTTATGATGAGTGCTTCATAACACTTCAACATAAACTTCTCAGCGTCTGAAGTCTTTGCAAGGTCTTCGTAGGTTACGTCCTGCAATACTCTCATCTCTGTTACACTCATATCCAAGAAGTAAATTGCTTTGCTTCCAGTTGTGTTACTCATGTACATAGATGGGATTATTGTTATAGGTCCGACGAATGACTGGTAGGTCAATGCTGTTGGAATTCCAAACGGCAAGTTACCACCTGCAACGTCTCCTGGAGATGTTCTGTATGCGTCTTGCAGAAGTTTTCTAATATCTGCGACTACGTCTGAAGATGCAACTGCGAGAGTTGGTCTTCCACCATCGTCAAATGCGTATCTAACTGCAGTTTCCAAGTCATCAAGTGTCAATGCACTTGTGTTCTTGTCTACTGTGTTGGTTGCGCCCATAAGTGTAATAATTCCACTAAATTGGGTTGCGTCTGAACCTGCATCGCCATTAACGATAAGGTCTTCTTCAAGCTCTCTTAGGTCTCTTGTTTTAACAAGAACCTCAAGCTGCTTTGCATTTGTTGAACTCTGGTCTGTCCAAGGTCCGACTGCTCCGCCTCCTGGCTGCATTCCTTGTAGAATGTAGCTTGGGATTGTTGCTGTAGCCTGTCCAGTTACTCTTCCGACTGCATATAGGTATTTAATATCTGTGCTCTGCCTGTCGTAAGTTGTGTTGGTTTCTGGTAGTGCTGCGTCTTCTGCTGCTGTGTATCCTCCGCCTTTTGCGGTTATAATATTGTAGTCAGCGGTTTTTCCCATGTTTGTGACTCTTGGTATTGCTTCAACCAAAGGAGTAAATCTCCTTGTGGTGTCAATGACTCTTGGGTCAAGATAAACAGGGACTAAAGCGTAACCTGCAGTTCCTGCTCCACCTGAAGTAGATTCAAGTGCTTTGAAACCTGCGTTATGTGCTTTATACAGTGTATCCCTTAGGTCTTCAGTTCCGTCTGCTCTCATTGATTTGAAATTCAATGGGTCAGAGTAAACTGTCCCTTCTGGGAGGTCACCAAAAGCTGCTTCGTATGAACCGCCGTAATATGCGTTTCCAGTTGTTGTTATCATTTTCTTTTTTTCCTCCTATTTAATTAGGTCAAGCGGGCTTACCGCTTTCTCTTCTGGCACTTCTGGAGGCTTTTCCAAAATTGCCTTAAATTGTGGTTTTTCTTTGAATTCTTTGAACTCGTCTTTAAGTTCTTTGAGTTCTGCCTTGAGGGACTTTACTTCTTCGGATTCTCCCTCTTCTGTCTCTGCTGGAGCTTCCTCTTCTGGGGCTTCTTCTGCTGGTTCTTCAACAGGGGCTTCTTCCTTAGCTTCCTCTTTAGGAGCCTCTTCTTCAGGAGCTTCCTCAGCGACATCTTCTTTAGGTTGTTCTTCAACCTTTTCTTCTTCTGTCATTTTGTCCTCCATATCTGTGATGCTTTTCATAAAAACATCAATGATTGATGCACTTGGATTTGCTGGATTTCCAGTCAATGCTACGTTGAGCAAATTAACTTTTTCCAACAAACGTGCTTTAACACCACTTATCGTCTTTGAAATTGCTTTCACTGTCTTGAAAGTAATGCTAAATGCGTCCAGGAAACCTGATTTTAGGCTACCCCAGACTTGTGTAAATTTCGGGCTATGCTCGTTTAACAGAGCTTTAACCCATATTCCTTTACTATCAATTTTTGCGTCTACAATCTTCCCTACTGGAATAATTGTAGTGTCTCTTTTCCATGCTTCATGTTCTACATCAAGTTTAATGCTTCCATTAGTTAATTGGGTAAGCATATCTTCCATGCAAGCTTTTGTTACAATGTCATCAACTAAGTCTAAATCGCCAGTTGAAATATAACCAGTTACGAAATAATCTTTTCCTTCTATGGTTTTTGTTTCACTGCAAGCGACTGAGCTTGTTCTAAAAGTATAAGTTTTGCCTTCTACTTCGCGTTGAATTTCTGCACAATAAGCTTTCGGGTCTTTTTTGTCTGAGTTGGCTCTGACACAAGCGTCAAAGTTCTCATAATCAGCAAATGGGCTCATATTAATCTTCCTCCTTTAGGTTGTATAAATTTTGATTATTTAACTTGTTGTCAGGGTGACTCATCATAAATCTCCCAAATTATCTCAGTTAATGCTTCTACTGGGTCTATCTGTTCGCGGGGAGTACCGCTTGCAATAATTGCATCAATCTCGTCTTTTACCTTCTGTTTGAAATCATCCCAAGTTATTATCATTCTGTTACCTCTACAGTAGTAAGTTCACCAGCATCATCCACACTTATCAGCCAAATCTTTCCGTTTGGGCTTTGGAATGGAATTCCTTTTTCTGACCAAATTGCAACTTCATCCATTTCAGACTTTGGTGAATTTTTTGCTTTTGCTTTAACCCCATAGGGTATTTTTTTCATGGTTTGTGTCATTTTCAATCACTCCTATACTTTAGCTCCAATTCTATCAGAGGTATATTCTATTCTAATATCTGCATGATACGCATCCCCAGCATAGTTGTCTGCTGCATTGTCTGCATCTCTAAATACAATAATGCTTACAGCATCACCTTTTACAATTCCAGTTCCAGATAATGTGAATGTTACATCCTTTCTTTCCCATGCTGTTCCTGGACCTGCCACATTCTGCGGTGTTGCCCATGTGTAAGTTGATGGGCTGTAAGTATCTGTATCACTTACGTGTGTTTCTCCACATTGCCACCTCACAGCATTTGTTGATGTTCCACCAACAATCATACCGAATTTGACTGTTATATCTGTTCCATCCACATAGTCATCCGGCAGTATAACTACTACATTACTTGCTTCTGCGATTGCAGCTCCTCCCCCATCATCATAGGATTTGAAATATATTCCATTCAAACTGGCAAGCCCTGCGGCATTACAGGATATGCTGTTATATGTTCCTGCAATTCCACCAATGTTGTAAGGATAGAACTGTATACATTTTGTTACTCTTGCACCCCCAGTCATGGTTAAATGCCCATCGACATCAAACTGCGAATAGTTAGTTGTTCCACCATCTCCGATTGTAGTTGCAGAGTTAATATCAGTATCTCCTCCACCAGTCATTGTAATCACAGGCGTTGCATCTGAACTGTTTGCTCGAATAT